TACGATGCCGCCTCGACTTTTGACTCATCACCATCCGCATCAAATTGACTACAAATGTAATTACTATTTGACACGGCGACACATTTTACATAAGTAATCGCTCCAGCAATTGCTGACTCAGCGTTATTGGCAGTTCCACCATTTATTCCTATTACGGCTGGATTAGAGGTTCTTAATTCATAACCAGTTGTTCCGTTTTCAATTAGATGTATTATGTTTCCGATTATAGGTTGAGGTAATACAACTATGTGATTTGCATCACTATCAGCATTTATTAATGCGACCGAGGTATCTGGACTAATTTGTGCACTACCACTACCATTATCAGTCGCAGTTATATTTACAGCTCTTGATTGTATACCTGCACTTGAAACAATACTTCCACTTGCTTGAATTTGTCCACCTGCAACAAAAGCAGACGATGTTAGTTGTAATATACCACCTGTTTTTATATTTCCACTTGCGGTTATGTGTCCAGTAAAAGTATGAGTATCTGTAGCTGCATTTCCAAATATTGTATTCCCTGTTGTGGTAAATGACCCTGCGGTTACTCCACCATTAGCTTCTATAGTTCTGTCTAAAAACAATCTGTCACCAGTTATATCACCACTTGAACTTATGTCTCCACTAGCTGTTATGTTTGAATCAGTTGAAATGAATCCACTTGCACTAACAGGAGTATGAAATGTACATGGAAGAGCTGAAGAAACACCAAATGTTAATCTATTATTTGCACCAATTGTAATTCTTGGGTCTCCCGCTGCACTAAGAATTATTCTTCCCGCTTCTAAGTTTAAATTACCAGCAGTTGAAGTTATTGTACTTCCAACACTTATTGTTCCACTTGCACTTATGTCTCCACTTGCGGTTATGTTTCCTCTTACTAATAATGGTGTTGCAGAACTTTTTCCTATTTGTGTTGTTAAATTATTAGCAACACCAACACCAAGGCGACCACTACTATTTATTAAACTATTAGTTATTCCACCTACAGTGTATCTGAGAGCGTTTGTTACTCCACTTGAGCTTATTTCTCCACTTGCAGTTATGTTTCCAATTGTATTTATTTCATTTGAAATCAAAGTTCCACTTGAACTAATGTTTCCACTTGCGGTTATGTGTGAATCAGTTGAAATGAATCCACTCGAACTTATATTACCTACAACTGTTAATTTTTCTGGTGGTTCAGTAGTTCCTCCAACATGCATTGTACTACCAGTAATTGTTACAACAGTAGAACCAGCAGTTTGTAATTGTAATTTAGCATTTCTTGCACTAACTGTAATATTATCAGTTGAAGTTACGGGTTGAAGAGTGAACTTACCTACACCTTGTGTTATTTGTAATCCATCAGTAGTTTGGTTCACCGATGGACCAATTTGTAAAAGAACTGCATTATTATCACCTAAAAATTTATATGAATCCGCTACTTCTACATTTTTAAAAAATATATCACCACCTGTAGTACCAGAAATAATTAAATCATTCAAATGTAGTTCAGAACCCTTTAATTTTCCACTTGAACTTATACCTCCACTCGCAGTTATACTATTAACTATTCCATTACCAACTATTACAGTATTACCCAATGTAGTATTACCACCAATGAATATTTTTGAACCACTAATCGTTGAACCTAATGAACCACTCAATGTAGTGAAGTCTTTAATAACTCCAGTTGTGGTTGAACCAGACGCTACAGATAAATCAATTTCATTACCAGTATGTGCACTTACAAATGACATTTATTATATCTCCAAACTTTTTGTAATAAATAAAATCAACACTAAAAACCTCCAGTGGATAATCCACTTTTATATACAAATTTTATTTTTGCTACATCAGCATCACTCCCACTAACAGCGATTGGATGTAAATTATAAGTTCCAGCTGATAAAGAATTGAATTGAGTGTATGAATTCGAAGCAGATACAGAACCTGAAAAAATTGTAGTTTGTCCAGGTTGTTCAATTACTGCAGATGCTGAAAATGTAGTTGGATTAAAGTGTAAACCTAAATCAGCTGTGACATTTTTTGTAACTAAAATATAATTTGGTGTTTTTACTCGATTAAAAGCTGTTGGAGAATCTATTCTATCACGTGCATTATCTGGTAGTTCACCAGCTGTTTGTTTTTTTCCATTTGCTACATATCTTGCCATTTACTATCTCCTATTTCCAAGCGTTTCGTTTTAACCATATATCTCTTAATATATCGCCAACGACATCTCTAATTAATTTATTAATTTGTTTTAAATCTTTATCATTAAGAGCTTCTGTTACTGCCGTGTAACCTGTACTCTTTTTAATTCTTTTTAATCTTTTCTTTTTGTCTTTTTCTGATTTATCAGAAAAAGCAAAGGGTGTTAAATATCCTGGTACTGCAGCGGTAGTTGTTATTTCCTCTATTGATTCCTCATCTAAGAGTTCCATAGTTAGTTTCTTAACTAACTCCTTAAATAACTTTCTTGTCTTTATTTCCACTTTTCTTCAACTCTTTTAGTAATTCTAAATATCTCATCGTTTGAATCACATATTCATCTTTAACAACATTTGATTTATCTTCAATTCCACAAAATTTATTAATTGATTTTAACGCCTCTTGCATTTTAATTTTTACAACTTTGTCTTTTAAATTTTTAGAGTGAGTTCTTAAATCATGTTTTAACTCTTTTACAATTTGTTTCAAAGTATCTTTTAAAGAATTAGTGTTTGACACATTGTTAATATATTCACGAAGTAGATTTTTTTGAGCTCCACTTAATTTTGTGTATTTTTGATTGAATTTTTCTAATAGAGTTCTGTAAGTAAGGATTCTTAAATCCTCATCATCTGGTAGTGTTCTTACAGTTTCGGATAATCTTAAATTGTTATCCTCTGTTGTAACGTGTTCCACTATATTAAAAAAGGATTCAGTTTTTTCATCAGGTGACAAAGTGCTGTATTCGAATAATTTATAAATAGAAGCAAAAACCTTATAGTTTGGAACTTTGGAAGACATGAATTTTTGTAGATTATAATTTAATTGAATTTCTTTAATTAAATTATATTTCTCTCTACGAAGAGTAGAGTTATTTAAATCACTCCTTGTTTTCATAACCTCATTAATAAAGTAATCAGCTTTTGTATCTGATTTAAATTTCTTGGTAATTAAAATATTATATAGAGCGAGTTCTTTACCCAACTCCGTGTTTTCATTAAACTTCTGTTTAACGATTTGTACCGCTTTACTATTTTGGTCTTTGTTTAATACATCAGATGTAATTTGCCTAAGCAAAAATTCAAACAATAGACCAGTATTACGGATTTTGTTGTGCTTAACTTTACGCATGTCTGAGTCCCCATTTTGTTTGGATACTATTTATGTAATTATTCATATATAAATATAATGTTTTTATTAAATACATTGATTTTATTCTTCTTCATCTAAAATTATTTCTTCATTTAACATAGACTTATCAAGACTTTTTCCAAACTTATCCTTTAATTGATTTAACAAACCTTCTCTTGCAACAATTGTCCCACCTTTACCAATGGCCAATGGTGATTTACCTTTAAATTCTCGTTTTCCATATCGTTCTCTTTCGTGCTTTGTTGCGTCTTTTATATCTTTTGCTGAGTATTCATTCCCAAATTCTTTTTTACCAGTTCCACTTCTCCTATCACCACCATGTTGTCCGACTTGTTCTTCAAACTCATCACCACTACTCGGTTCTTCACCACCACCCTCGGCTGGGTCTGTTCCCTCAGTTTCAATTTGTTCCATTCTAAATGCTTGTTTTCTATCTTCAATCACACCATTGAATATATCAATTTTTTCTTCATCATTTAATTCAAAGATATTATCATATATCCATTGTCTTGAAAATAATTTGTTTTCAATCAAGTCATTAGCAATTTCTT